CGCTAACTGGTTTTCCCTTGCGCCGACGCCTTGAAATGGCGGGGCTTGTCGTTCCACAATCGTGCCGGGTCCGCCATCACCTTGCGCTGCCCTTGACACTGGCATTAAGGATGATGCCAAGGGGCCTCTGTCCCGTGCTCCTTTCTCTCCATAAGGCCCCTCGCCCTCGCCTCCATAGGGAGTGACAGGTAGCGTCGGAATGTTGTCACCACCAATTGGATCGGATGGTCTTTGCGGAGTGGTGGGGCCAGCGTATGGCTCTGCTGGGGGCAGTCCATAACCAGAAGATCGGTTCTGGCCGTCACTTGTCCATGCATTGCGTGGAGCGCCAGTCGTAAACTGCTGACCTTGGTAAGGCGCACCCGTGGGCGGAGCGGTGAAATTATACCCCGTGCCCGTGATCTGCTGGCTCAGGTAATTTTGCGCCTGCTGTGACATAGGGTCCATGCCATAACTTGCGGCTTGACCGTAGGGCGTGTATCCGGTGTTCGCTAAGTAGTTCGCTGTATCTGCATACAACTGCATCTGCCGGTCCTTGACATCAGGATCGACCTCCTGTGCAGTCTGCTGGGTCATCCCGCCGCTACTCATAGTAGTTCCATCTCCAAAACTCTTCGAGTTTCCTGAAATCCCTTTAAGGCCCTGCTCCACCCCTTGCGCCCATCTACCTCAATCACAGAGCAACCCCGCTCTCTTGCGTAGTCAACTGCGTGCCCTGACAGTGCGAATTGCAACTCGTCCATGTCTCCCCCCGCGAGCCAGATACGGAGCACGTTTCGTTGTGGCTGTTCGAGCACCTGAGTGACCACCGCACTGTTAGGTAGAGGCCAGAACTGGGCTCGGCCTGCGTCAATCTCTGCCTTGACATCATCAATGCTCCAGCCTTTCTCTAGTGCTGCCTCTAAGTGTTTGGCCTTTGATTCCCACGTCTCGATCATCGCAGCCACTCCGTGACACCAGGCCATAGCCGAGCTGACTCATACTGCGTGCTAATCACCAGCGTAGCGCCGCCAATAATGTTCGTAGAGTTGCCGTCGATTGTTAGCGTCCCGGTGCCGCAATTGCAGATCGTAACCATCCGGTAAGCATCAACGAAACTAGGGAGGGTCACGGTGACATTGCTACTCGTCGTGTCCACTTGTACGAATGAAATTTCAGGCGCAAGCGTGGCGTCCGCCGTCAACGCGACACGCCCCGTCTTGATGTCGCCACCCTGAGGTGCCTGCGACAGCTTGAGGTTCCGTGCGTCCTCTCGCTCAAGCTCTTGCTGTATCCACAGGAAGTGCTGTTGCAGGCCCTTGATCTTCTCGAACCGTGGAGGTGTGGGTAATCTCATCTCCGACCGCCCCTAGCCAACTCAAGGCGTGGGACGCCCCAGCGCCAATCGTTGGACCCGCTCGGCTCTACTCGCAACACAAGCTGCCGACCACTGAAACGCACACTTGTGGGTTCGGTCAGCGTGTATGGCCCATGGGAAGATTCGGTGGCGGTTGGGTATTCTCTCGTTTTGAAGGTCGCGGTGACTTCCCCGAGCGTTGCCTCGTCTGGGATGAGCCGAACCGCGTGCGCCCTGCGTTCGCCTACCGCAATCTCAAATGGGCCTGACTCACAGAATGGAGTCTCGGAGCCATGCACATACCCGTTCTCGTGCTGGTACACCTTTGTGTCAGTGTGCAGGCCGAGTGGGGTGGAAAAGATGCCCTGCTCAATCATGCTACTTACTGGAATGTGTCCGAACGACCATGTACCCTCCACATAGTTGAAAGCCAGATACGAGTCGCACTCGTTCGACGCATCGCTCGGGTAGCACCACCACACTTCATCGTGCTGATGGTTGAGCCAGCCGTACACCTTGCTCGACTGGACCTCTGACAGATCCTCCCGAAAGAAATCCCAGACATCGCAAGCCAGTCGTCGCACATATCCAGATTCATAGACAAAAAACCCGTTATGCCCCAGCCACATCACCTTCCCATCTATACGGACTGCGCCGCGCCGCCCTGGTGCTCCACATCCTGAGCCGACCCGACTGAAGCTGTACACATCTGGGTACCCAACGTACTGCGCTTGCCATGCGTCAACGCTCGTGACAATCAGCGTCTCTGACCGAGCTTGCACCCCGAGCATGATCTCGCCGTCAGTATTGAGGTTGAACCCACCCGCTTGATTCGTTGCGCTCGGGGTCCACGCTGTGCGAGCCCCTCTGCCGCACCATTCAATGCGCCGTGGGTCGCCACCGGCACCCAGCGCAAAGATGAATCGCTCCTGCGTTACGACTAGGCTGTCGCATTGAGTGGGCGCGTTCGTGATCGCGGTCAGGTTGTTACCTGTATTTAGATCCCACTCCCACAGCCTACCGTCTGTGTCATCACAAGTTACCGGGATTTCGCCAAAGCTATCCCAGCTCCAGCTCGTCGCAAGCGTGATCGCGCCAGTATCTGGCCTCGGCGTACCGTATGAACCATCCCCGTACAACGCATCGCCGTACCCGCCTGCGGTACTCGCGTCCACCGATCCACTGGTTAGGCCCGCTGGCGTGATATCAGTAATCGCACCGTCATCGTCCATCACGTAGGCGTAGTCGGCGGTACCCCACGCAGACCAGCGGTTACCCGAATTGTCGGTCCACGCGATTGCACCCCTCGCGATCCCGGCAAAGGTACCTGTTTTGTACTGAGTCCACCCACCCACTGGAAACATCGCGCCATTCCGCCAGCGCACGAGGTTCATATCATGCCAGCGTCCCTTGCTTTGGTATTCAGTACCGTTGCGCCATACGCCTGGCGGGATCTGGAGTGGGGTCAGCGTCGGCATCTGTTACTCGCGCTCCTCGTGGGTGAGGTATGGTCTATATGTCATCTTCTCTACCATGTCGCGATTGCCACACGCTTCCATGTGTCAGTAGCGGTGCATATGTATATGTAGTTTGCGTCCCATGAGATCGTGCCGGTCGTGCCAGTGGCACTGGCTGACGCTGGGGTCTTGGTCGGGACACTGACATCACCAGCGAAGGTCGCGTCACCCGTCGCGTGGGCGAGCGAGAGCGCGAGCTGGACGGTTACGCCAGCGTCAGTCGTTGAGCGGATCTCATAGTCTCCGCCCGGATCTTGAATGCGCTGGCTCCAACTTAGATCAGCAGCGATCCCGGTATTTGTCATGTTGTGCATGACGGTGCTGGCTACATCTTGATCTAGGACGCCGCCGATCACGGCATTGCCAACTGAAGCCAAGCTATCAACCGTGACCGCTGCCATCGTGACAGCGGTGCCACCCGTCCCAAAGATCGCGTCCAGTGTGTCTAAGTCCGTGTTGATTTTGCCGCCCCAGCTCCCGCTAGACGCGCCCACCTCTGGCTTGGTCAGCGAAAGGTTGGTGGTGGTGGTATCTGCCATGTTAAAGCCCTGTCAAAGACAAGAGGATGATGATGCGAAACAACCCACCCATACGCCTGCGGTTAAGTGCGCCACGGAATCGAATATCTTCGCCGCCGCTTGGGGGCGGCGTACTGCCTGACCCCCACGCAGTTAGCCACGCGCCGCTGTCGCCACCCCACGCGTTACCCCAAGCGTTAGCCATTTACTAAGCTCCCTGGAACTCAGTGCCTGACCCACCGTCTCCGGTGATCTGCTGGTCGTTGATCGCCGCGATGTTCGTGTCTACATATCCGACGCGCCAGAGCTTGTCGCCAGACTCAACAGCAGCGGACATAGCGCCACCCGCGGGCCACGCTTCTACAGTAGCCACCAAACTCGCCATCGACTGGACGCGGAAGTATTCAAGCTCGCCCGTGCTATCCTGCCACAGCCATAGCTCGCCGGTGTTCGAGTTGTCCGGTGCTTGCGCGTCGAGGAAGTCGGTGAGGTTCACCGCAGTCGTGGTGTTGCTCGTTGTGGTGACCACTGTGTCTGTGATGAACGTGGCTTCGGTGAACGTGCGGACTGCGCCTGCGCTTGCGCCCTCAAGCTCAATAACGCCTCCAATCACAATCATATCAGTGAAGGTGCCGCCGTATTCGATGTAGTCCACACCGCTCGTGACCGCAGCATCCGGCAGGTCTAGGCGACCTACTCCGTCTTGGACATGGACAAGCCCGCCGTCAGTGTGGGCACCCGTGACTGTCTGAGTAACCTCTGTGATCGTGGTCACTGCACCCGTGGCACCCTTCCTGTACCAGAAGTCTACGCCAGTAGTCTCGAAGTCGTAGCCCGTCTCTGGGGTGCCATCCGTCGAGTCGAGAACCTTGAACGTCACGGATACGTCTGTCGCTCCGTGCTGGACTTTCTTGTAAAACGACATTGATTTACCCGTGTTGCTGAAGAGTTTTTGATGTTCCTGTTGTTGCTGCTACTGGCACCTCGAACGCACCGATGTCGTAGGCGCTGCCCTGCGGGCGGGATGTGCCCACGATGTCATCGGTGATCGGCAGGTTGGCGTCACCTGACAAGTCCTCGCCAAAGTCTTTTGCACCGGCATCTGAGCTGCTGATGAGGTAGTTATCGGTACCAGCCTCGTAGGTGAAAGTCTGGTTAATACGCGAGTTCGTACCGCTAAGAGTCGCGTCACTTGCCGAGTTGTAATCCTCTACGTTCGGCGTTCCGTCGAGGCAAGTGGTCGCGCCGTCGATTAGATTGTTGCGTACACGGTCGGTGCCCCCGGTCCTGATACCCTTATCCCACGCCCCAGCAATCGTGTTGTTGTAGATGTAATATGAGCCACTCGCACCGGCCAGATTAATGGCGTTTCTCACCGCCGTATGGCTAGATGCGTCGGCCACATACACGATGTTGTTCGATATGAGGTATGTGGGCGAACTGTCTTGCATATTTATGCCATGACCAGCCTGTTCGGCATCGCTGTGGTCCATCTTGATTAGGCAGTCGCGAATGACCTGCACCCCAACATCCAGACCGGGGTTGTATCTCAGGATGTGCGAGTTTGATGACGTTGGATTCTCGGTGACCTGAAGGCGCTCAAGCGTAAGATTGTTAAGGGTAGTCGTAGCGAGCCCACTGGTTAATCGGTAGACGCCCGTGTTCCAGACGCCACTGTGCTCTTGTCCCGCGTTCGGCTTGATGAGCACGTCATTCGTGGCGCTGGTGACCCATGCCGCATTTGTGAAATTGGCGAATGTACCATCTGCCGTAGATCCTGAGCACAGGATCACGAGGTTGTCGCCCGCAGTCACTAGGTCAGCGGCCTCGGCGTTACACGCCTCGTCGAGTGAAGCGTATGCACGAGTGCCGCCGGTCGTGCCGTTGCTCGTGCCGTCACCGCCCGCCGTGGATGCGGTATTTACATACCGAGTGATCTCAGCCATTTAGGTCACCAACCGGGGTCCGAAGTCCACACCTTTACATATCCCCACCAGAGGTACATCGCGACACCATCATTGTAGACCGTTGGCCCATCATCTTGGTTTCTACCGAGCGCGATGGTGTGTATGTAATCTTGCGGGCCATCACCACCCGATGTGTCGGTCGCGTTGTCAATGCCCGTTTCGCTGTAAAGCAAGTAATCGTTGAACCAATACTCCAATTCTCCGTTCCCGCCAGTATTCGCAGGGACCGAGTGCTTCCAGTGCATCCGCAAGACATTCCACTCCCCAGCCCGCCACATCGCCCGGACATTGCAAACACCGTAAGGTGGGGGGTTACACTTTTGGTAATCTAAGCTGTCGAGGCCCTCGTTGCGTGTATTGTTAAATGTCCAACCGTTGGCCGTCGCCACAGCCTGACTGTTATTGATCCCCGCAGCGCGGCCAGACGCTGTTGGGGCCAAACCGCCAGCCCCGACTTTATACTCCCACCTATAGGTATCGCCTCGGACGGTCCCTCCGAATACGAGTTTGTGGTCGCCGGGGCCGCAGGCTAGGCTGGGAGAGGGGAACGTTAGAGGATCTCCTGACCCCGTAGAGAAACCGCAGTAGGTGTCAAAGTCGGTGGAGTACCTGACCGGGATCTCGACCCATATTTCTGTCTGGTTCGCTGCAAAGTCTGCTAACGTGCGCGTTATCCTGTAGGACCTTGATGAGTCTGTGCGAGCGAATGCGTAGCGGAGTGAGTGCCTTCGACCATTGTAGCCACTTGTTGTGTCGATGATCGCGGGCTCTGGGGCGAGTCCTTGATCCGCAGTTTCGTTGANGTTCCAGACGGCAGTCGTCGTGTCCATCTGCGCGATNGTCTCGTANGGCTCAAAATCCACGTCNACATACGGAGTGACCGATGTCGTNTCNAANGTTCGGCGCATCCTGAACGTCGTCGAGTCGCTCCACGCGGACCAGCCNCCCTCACCCTGATAGCGGATGCGGATCTTTAGCCTCGTACCAAGGCTGTCGCCCGTATTGAAAGCGGGTAGTGCTAAACCTGACACCGGAGGCAGCGTGTCGCGCTCTAGTGCTGACGTGGTAGCGTCTGTAAAGGCTGGACTGCTCCAGTCACCATTAGCACTGTCGATCTGTACTTGTGTTGAGTCGTGGCTGTCTCCCGCGTCGCTGTTGAATTCGGTTCCGATCCAGAACATCGAATCGTTGGTGCTCGCGAACACAACAGCATCCACACTCGGAGTATTCGGCACACCGTACTGACTCGTCGTGCTGCCTGTAGCAGCACCGCCCGCAATGCCTGCGATTCCCCCGAAACCAAAACCATACGCGAGTGCGCCAAAGGCCAGTAGACTCGACATAGCCGGAATCAGTGCGTTGCTGCTCCCCTGCACAACGCTACCGTCTGGGCGCTCCTCAAGCCATTCAGCCAGCATCCTGGTGCCTTTAAACACCGGGATAGCGCAGACGCCTGTCAAGAGGGTCCAGCCTAGCAGGGGGATAGCCGCCATCACCGTTTAGTCACTTTGTCCCAGGCCGTATCCACCGCGTGAGCACTAGCTGCCGCAACTTTAAGGGCCAGTGCCGCGAGGGCGGCGGCCTTCACCGTCTTGACGACGATTCTAATCATACTTCAACTCTCCCTGGGCGCAGTGGTGATGCTGATGCGTCCTGTGCGGCTTAGGCATAAAGTGACACATACCGGCGCTCCCATTTTCGGTTTCCCAAAACCTGCACCCCTCGCAGTACTTTGGCCTACTCTTGCCGGGGGCACCCACAAGCGTAGGCTCTATATCATCAACCACCAGCACTACCGGCCTCAAATACATCACCCTCGCGATGGCGAGTAGGCCACAGAGCGTCACGATAGGTAGCAATAACTCCACGGTCAGCCGACCAATGGAATTGCGGTGTAGGTCATGGTGCCTGCGGCCCTGGTGAAACTCAGTACCACGTCGATACCGGAGGAGTCGAGCAAGATGAGCGCATCCCCCGTAGGCGCGGTCGTCGCGACTGCCGAGGTTGCCATATCTTTCCAACCGAGATTAATAAGCGTGTTCGCGGTATCAGAGGCCGCGCCCTTTGGCTGGCAGCTACCTGACCACGAGCCGTCTGCCTCAAGTTGGACTAGCCAAGAAGAAACCCTTGATCCTGAAGCCTGACCTAGTGACACATCCCCGCTTGCTGAGATTGTGCCTGCCTTCACTGATCCTACCATGCCTATAATCCTCTCGTAGATGCTCCGCCAAACGGCTTCGCTCGTGCGACTGGTGTGCCACCGTGCTGTTCACGGGAGCCTTGTATCTCAATTTCTTTCAGGGAACGCTGAAGCCGTGAGTCCCAGAGCGCCGCCTGCTCTGTGTCTTGAGCCCATAGGTGGACCTCGACTAAAGACGCGCACAGGTAGATGTCTGGGTGCTTGTCTAGCAGCCAATTCGTTGCGTTGCTCGCGAGGGCTGGGATCGCGGCCTGGTACACAAGTAGTCCCGTGTACGATGATCCCGGCGTCGGGAGAAACTCAAAATTGTCACCAACCACTGAGTAGTAGATGGGACGGCCTGACGCGCTGAGTGTCTGGCGTTTCTGCGCCATCTCTTCCGGTGACAAGTATTCAAGCGCCTGGCTCGGGCTCGTGTCCAGACTAAAACGCATGACACGCCAGAAGTCCGTGGGCACCGGCTCGTACTGACTCCCCACCGTGAACGTGTCATCTCTTGTGATGCGATCCGGGTGCGTGATCATACGATTAAACCGAGCTTCCGCGAGGTCAATCGCCATCGCGGAAACACCCTCGTCGTCAATGTCGGAACGGTTCGCGTGATCCTCTAGCGCGTTCTTGAGCGAGGTGTAGCTGTCGATTATCGCGGTACCAGCCATCTAAACCATCTCCATCATGTCAGGGCGTAGGTGGTCCCATGCTCCCGCGTCTGCCATCGCTTTTTCAGCGAGCACATCTTTCATCTCGTACACATATGTCCCGATATGACCGATCTCCCAACTGATGTCATGGTCAACGTATACCTCAACCCCTGCCTGTCGGCATAAACCCATGAAATACAAATCCTCCCCTACGAAACGCTGCTCCTCTTCAAGCCAAGGCATAGCGAACCAAGGGTAAGGCACCCGCATGAGTGCCTGCGCCTGGATACACAAAACACCTGTGCCGAGCACATGACAACGCTCCAGACCGCGCACCTCCTTGTCGGGGAAAATGGCCTCTAGTTTGTTCGCATCACCCGGCACCTCTCTCCGGGCCGTCGCGCTAATCGGACGACGGCGCTTCGCAATATTTGCGCCCGCGATATCCACATCATGCGCCATCAGGCGCTCAAATGTGTCTTTCGGGAACCGCTGATCGGTGTCGATGAAAATGATGTGCGTTGCCCCACTCTCTAGCGCAGTCTTACACAGCTCGTTGCGCTGCTCTGCAAGTAGCGTCCCCTGCCGGTAGTGAATGTTTAGCGCGTCCTCGCTCGTGGCCGCGTGATACCCAACCGCGATTGCAAGGTCGTGAGCGAACTCGGCGTCCACNTTGTCTGCGAACGGCAAGCAAAGTCCTAGCGTCCTGNTACTCATGCCCGTACTCCTCCCATTAAATGCGACCAGGCCGCGTCCTGAACGCCCGGTTATCGCTGTCGTTCAAAAATTCTTTCATTGCGGCCCTGTCCACGATTAGGTTCACACCAGTCTCCCTGCGAACCTTGTCAATCACTTGTAGTGGGATGCTCGCGACATGATTGAAGCCGTCGCGCCAGCGTTCCCGTTCATCCACCATCGCATACCTAGCTTTCGTGTCCGCTACAATGTCCGTAACATCGCCCGTGGTTTCTAGCACTTGATCACCAGTGTCTGGGTCAAAGTGGTGCCGCTCCACGATCTTTGTCACTGGGTCGTAGCCAATGATACGGGTATGCCAAGCCATTTTAGTGCCTTGTAATGAGTGGGAGAGGGCAAGGCGGTGACGCCCCACCCTCCCCCGTGCTCAGTCTTACGAGGAGGTGAGGTCGGCCACGATTCCGTGCGCCGCTTCATTGTCCACCTGCAATCCACACTCAGAGATCAGCATACGCTTCTCGCCGTCACCCGTCTTAGCCATCTCATGGATCTGGTATGGCCGGAGGTGCCGCACCCTAGCAGCACTTGGGTCAAGAATAAACGCATCTCGCGCTGGCTGGAAACGGTTCGGAACAACCGAGACGCTACCGAAGTCTGACACGTATACGTCAGCCGCTCCAATGATGGTCGAGGGGCCTGAAGGGGCCTGGAACCGCTGCGCCGCGATCCCTGCAAAAGCACTGACAGCCTGCTTATTAAACGACCCAACCATCAGAATTGATGGATCGCCGCCCGAGTCCCACACCTTCTTGATCACTGACTTGAGCAGTGTCTCCGTGAAGGCCCGAGTCTCACCGTCAGAACGGGCACCCGTGGGTGCGCTCGTCCAAACAGGATCAACGGAATCCGTGGCGCTCGACGAAACGTTCGTCTTGAGCCAAGCGGTCAGTCCGCCAGTCTCGCGAGCGGTCGTGTCATCACCAGCTACTGCCGCGTTGTTGGCGGTGAGGTTGACCTCAATGTCCCGCTTCAATTCACGCGCTTTCTTCGTCGCCTGGTAGCCAAGCTCAGAAGCGCGGCCAGCCTTATTGACTTCCTGCTCCGTACCGGAGATCAGGAACTCCTTACGACTGATGCTCGTGTAGTTGCCGAGACGAGTCGTGGCCGCGACTGCGGTATAGGTGTTGCCGAGGTCATCGCCCTCGACCTGGTGGTTTTCAGCAGCGGCTGCGAGGCCGTCTGTCTGCCACTCAAAATAGGTGTTGGAGCAACTCTCACTCCCGATATTCGACATGAACGGGCAGTCGGTCGGGCTGATGTTGCTAATCAAGTCGCTCAGATCCTCACGGATGCCAGCGGCATCGTAGGTGCTGAACGTGGTGGCGAGCTGTGCCATGTTCTATTTATGTCCTTTAGTAAGTAGTTGGCCCATCAGCGGCGCGATATCGTCAACTGTGCCTGACGCTGCTCGTTCGCGGAGGGCTTTGTCTGGCCTGCTCCTGATACCGGAATCACCGGACCCTGGAGAGGCTGCTTTGGTTTTTGCTTTCTTGGCTTTGCGCCGACCAGTGCTTTGCAACTGCCTAAACTTCATCGCGTCTCGTAGGACAAGGACCATACGGTGATCAAACACCGTGGCAAGTTCCTCGTCAGAGAAGCCAACGGCCCTCGCATAGTCCGTGATGTTCCCCTGCTCTTTCGTTTGCACTTTCTGGTCTGACCATTCGGGCAGTTTGTCCTTCAGTGCGGAGGCTTGGGACTCACGCCACTGTGCAATCTGTTGCTCTTGCTCATACACTTGCTGCTGATGGACACGCGCACGTTCTTGCTGTATCGCGCCTAGCTGCTGCATCTGTGTGGCGAACTGGTCTTTAGCGTAGAGGTAATCCGCCCGAGAGCTATACTGTTCTTCTCGGGGTTCTTGGCCCACGCCCATCTGGATCACTTGCTCAAGCTGCGGGAGCACGGCAGCGTACTGCTCTCGCTCTTGTCGCATCGCGTTGAGTTCTGTGTCCAGGGTTTTGCGCTGACCTGCAACGGCCTGCGTCTTTTTCGTGTAATCCGATTGGCGCTGGTACCCCGCGATCAATTCGGGGAGGGGTACCTCAAACTCTTGGCCGTCCACACGGACGGTATAAGCTCCAGGCTCCTCACCATCATCGTCGAGGGGTTCACCATCATCCTCGGTTGCCTCAAGAAGCTCCTGCTCGTCCTCAAGGACTTCATCGTCTAGCTCCGCGTCCTCCGGCGCTAACTCTATACCCTCTTCTGGCTCCAGTGCGTCCTCTTGACCCGTCTCAGCCTCGGCTGGTTGCGGCGCGAACATACTGGCGAACCGATCTACTGCTTCACTTTCAGTGATTCCAACTTGTCCCTCGTTCATCCTTCCCTCGCTTGGCGTTCAACGGAGTCCCTGTCTCGGATTATCCGCAGTTCTCGCACGATTGCATCTGATGCCTGTAACTGGTGCCACAGGGCTTCTCGTTGTACTGCACCTTCTTTGCACGCGGCCCACTCAGTGAGAATCCGCTGTTTCGCGGAAGAAACCGCTTCCTTGAACATCTTGCTATCAAGGATGTCCTCTGCTGTGATATTCAATTCGGGACGCGATTCCGCTTGCGTTCTTCGACCATTGCTTTGATGCCTGCGACATCAATGGCTTGCGAATATTTCAGCTCTGCCTCTTCAACGTCTAACTCTAATTTTGCCCAGTCGAGTTTCAGGCGTTCACCATCCATAATCATGTCGGACTGGATCTTCTGCATCTCGACCTGAGCCAGCAGCTCGGCAGGCTCGGGGTTTGGTTCAGGCGG